CAGGTCCCATTTTTCCAACCTTAGGTGCTGAATATACACCCTTTCCGCCAGGACTCAATAAACCCTTACTACCTCTATGAAGATTCTGACCACCTTTTAGTGCCTGGAATCCTTGCTGTTTCAGTCCAGTGGCACCAACCCTTGAACCTCTCAACCCTCTAGCAAGGCCTGTGCTACCTCTGAATGGATTAAGTCTAGCAAGTTGTCTTCCTAACTTTGCAACATATCTAAGTTTTGTGGCAAGGTGTGCTGCTCCTGCTGCTGAAGATGCTGGTTCTGGGAATAATAGTGCAACAACAGCAGCAATATCTAAACCCAACATTGCTGCGTTGAGAATCAGTTGCATCAATTCATCATCTTTATCTTCATCTCTAGCCTTTTTCTTCTCCCAAGGATATCCCTGAGATTCCGCATCACCCATAACATCAGGAGTTCGCTGCTCTTCTTCTCTACTAGTTGATTTTGGAGTTCCAGTAATTACACACAAATATCTTCCGTGCTCATCTGCCACATTTGAAGGTGGACCAGGGTAAAATGCTCTATAATTTGGAGTATCATTATCAGCACCATTGAGTTTTGGAGTGCCTTGAAACCAAACTGCCTGTTCTAAAGTTAATTGGCCATAACTAGTGAAATTAGATGATCCATCCCAACTACCCAATTCACCAGTAATTCTGGCAAGATTGACCATCTTTCTATCAGACTGTCTGATGTATCCAATCTGAGTAAAGTTTCCCCAGGCATACCACATCGATGCCATAGGACCAAGAATATAACTCGTATCTCCAGGTGGTTCAATGGTCAGAATAGTTCCATCCGTAAGGAATAAACCTGTAGTATCCGTTCCATCATAACTCCCTTCACCATCTCCATCTTGAGTGAAGTCTGCTTCTCTATCAACCTCGCCAGGAACTGTAACTGTGTTTACAATCGCAGGTTCAACAACATAAAGACCAGTGGTATTATTTGTAGGCAATGACTCAAGCATCTGAAGTTTCTCATCTACCTGAGAATTCTTCAGTACCTTAAGTGCTCTTGTATACCTATTTTTTGCCATTACTTAGCCTTATATTGAAATATTTATCTGTTGTGTTGCACCTGAGTATTCTACGCATCCCTCAGGCCACCCAACAATGGTTATTCGGTTATGTGTCGCACTACTATTTACCACCTCAATACCATGAGGGACTTTTGGATTGATCCAAACAAATCTATTTGGTATTGGTTCAACTTTATCCACATCACAATTTTCAAATTTGAGATTACCTCCCCAGGAAGAATCCCATGACGGATGAGCATAATACACAAACCCACCAAAGTCAATATGATATCCTGTTCCTGAAGATTCTCTATCAATATTAGGTGGCAATGTGTTTATAAAAGACCAACCATCTAAAGTGCTTTTCCAGTGTTCTTGAAACAATTCTAACTCAGTAAGTTTCTCCTTTATCCAACCAATGGTAGTTTTATATGGCTCATGAATATTTTCTACAAACTCAGAAGTATTCAAATAATCATTTAAATTGCTCTGAATCCAATCCCACTTATCTTCTGATAAGAAATCGTCTATGACAATCGCTGCTGTTCTTGTTGACATTAAAAAAGGAGGCAATTAACCTCCTTTTATTTATTGTTCTACAGCAGTTTTCTTTTTACCGATGTTGTATTTCTGTTCGAGAATCCATTCACCTTTGTCTTTATATGACAACACTTTGATCTGATTCAATGGTGCAATATCAAGACTGTCATCCTCTCTAATGATAGAAATCAATCCCCAGTCAGAGAGCAAACGAGCAATACGATTGCGACGTTGAACATCATTGAGGGTCAGGTTTGCACGTTTTCCATCTAGAGCAAACAGTTCTTTAAAATGAACAATATAGTATCTACCTTGCTTATGTAGAATGTGGCAAGATTGATAAAGTTTTTTCTCTTTCCTAGACGCAACTCCAATGCGGGTTAGAGTCTCACGAACTTTCAAAAAATCATCTGGTTCATTGAGAACTACCTCAAGCATCTTTTCTTGCGACCATTCAAAAGTGGGTTCCACAGTGGCAGTCATTTAGATCCTCCAACGTCAAGTCGTTTTTTAATAAAATTAAGTTGTTCTTGTGTAAGAATTTTCAGAGCTTGAGATGCCTTCTCATTACTATAACCATAGTATTGTTTGACACATTCTATATCCTGAACTTTATCCTTTCGGAGCCAGGGAGAGAATCTCTTCTTTTTCCTCAAAGTATTTAGGAAAAAGGAATATTGCATATCCTTATCCAATTGAGGATATTTATTCATTTCATTAGCAAACATTACACAATCCAAGTGTCCCGACAGACATCGATTCACAATATATGGTGGGTAATCCTTAATGTGTTCTGATAGATCTTCTTTGTTGAAGTTAATTGAATTGAGCCAATCTTTGAGTTCCATTATCTAATAATTTGAATGTCATCATCTTCTGTCCAGAGTTCAACCTTTGTTCTGAACCTATCTTCTTGCTTGAGTTTTTCATATCGCTTACCTGCTTTCTTCTTCCACCAGGCAATAATATTCTCTAGATAAAACTTGTCCCAGTTAGGACCACGAACCAACTTATCTTGTTCTTCCATTATCACTTCACGGACATTTGAATATCCATAATCTGAGATATAAAATCTCTTCTTCTGAGTGAGTCCAAATGCCATATCGATCACAGCATTGAAGTGCTCCAGTTTCTCCTTGTCTTGCAAAGAGTTTTTGATAATACGAATCATCTTAGACTGTCGCTTCATCTTCTTAGACGATGCCTTATTGTCAGTCAACGGAGTGTTGTTGTTGAGCGCCGTAAAACGGTCGTGAAGGCGGTGGAAGACCTCATCGTGCAGAAGGGGTAGGAACTTACTATCAGTCAGGCCCTTGTACCGCATGAAGGGTTTCAGACCATCATACTGGGACGCTGAGGTGGTAGACCCATACAGTGATGTGGTTTCAAATAGTGCAATGTCTTTCTCAAAGACCTCGTTCAGAGTCTCACGAGCAAAATGAGAGACACACATCAATGCTAGAAGTTTACCACCAAGATAATTATATCCAAATGGTTGTGATGGGACAATTACAAATCCCATCGCTGCATGGCGATTGAACACAGACAAGTTAGGTGCTTTACCAAGCCATACATTTCTAGGTCTGGAATTAATAGTTGGAGATCCGAAGCGAATAAATCCAACTACAGTTTGAGTTTTCTTTTCAAATACCATCCAACGCAACTCTCTGCCAGGAATGTTACTCTCATTGTTATGAGAAGACACTGCTGCCAAAAGATTGCGATAGTGTTCTTGAGGCACTGAATTAGGAAAACGATTGCCAACGAACTTGATGTCAAATTCCATCTCCTCAGGATGGATATCCACATTGAAAAACTCATCCTGCAAAGGAGTGAGTTGACTAGTTTGAGTGACTAGTTCTTTTTTTACATAACGAAGGTAGTCTTCAATGGACGTGAAGTTCTCAAAGTAATTGATAAACTCATCAGCAGCCCATGAAGCATCAAGTTCAGATACAATCACAGAAAACCCCCATAATTGTCTTCACCCCTGTGAAGCAAAACTCCATCAACTTTATTAAGCAACTCTTGTATACCACCATGCAGGACACGATATCCGGTGCCAACATAAAGTTGTCCCAGAACAACTGCTATTGTAGCAGTTCCCCAGAAAATATAATAGAATCTGGATTTGACTTGATTACGTTGTTTCTCTTTCATTCCTCTTCATCCACTCTTTCAAATTCTTCAATCATATTTACTGGCACACTGTGCTTGTTAGCAATACGATACCAGTGAGTTCCTTCTCCAGGTCCAAGGTATTTAATCTCCGTTTCCGGAATATTATGTTCCCTTATTGCGGCTTGCATTTTGAGATGCATAAGATCTTCTCTCTTCATTTGAATTCACACTCCACCATAATTTCAGTAAGACAAGCAAGCATGTTTATTTCTTGATCTGCCACAAATGCCATTTGATACTGATACTTAGCGAGAGTAAGCACAGCAGCAGGAATACTACTCGGAACCATGGAATCATAACAAGCATCGTAAATACG